TGCTTCTGAAAAGTCAGCCGATGGTACTTTGCATGTTTGGAATGTTGGACCGCAGCGTGAGTCCGTATATTTGACATTCCAGAAGCCAAACCAGACTGCTTGGCATGGTGGTGAGGCAGGCAAGGCTGTAGCGAACGCATTCAAGTTCTGCGATGCGCCAAAAGGTCGGAAGATTCGAGGCGTTGCAGCAGCAGTTGCAGCAAATGGCAATTTCCATTTCTTCATGACACTGGACAATGCCGATGTGATGTACATGTGGCAGAACAAGGGAAGTACGCAATGGTCCAAGCTTGGAATGTTGGATCCTTGGTGAGAGAAAGGAGGTGAAGATTGGATCCAAGTATTCTGACGAGTACCAAGAAGATTCTGGGTATTGATGCGAGTTATACAGCGTTTGATCCTGATATTACGACACATATCAACACTGCATTTTCTTCGCTTACCCAGTTGGGAGTTGGTCCTACAGCGGGTTTCATGATTGAAGATGAGACCTCGATTTGGGATGATTATTTTGTTTTCGCCGATGATCCTCAGTATACTGCGATCAAAACTTACGTATATTTGCGGGTTCGACTGTTGTTTGATCCTCCTACAACATCGTATGCTATTGCTGCGTTTGATGATCAACGTAAAGAGCTCGAGTGGCGACTCAATGTTCATCGTGAATCGACGCAATGGACTGATCCCGGTCCACCTCCTACTTATCCTGGCAATGGAGACGATCCTCCCTGGTGGGCTTGGTACCCACAGGCGGTAGCATGATGGATACATTGGCAAGTAAAGAAGTTGTAGATCATATTCTTGAGCATCACGGTATCAAGGGTATGAAGTGGGGAGTTCGTACTGCTGAGCGTAGCAGTAGCAGTGGCGGTTCAGGCAAGTCCAAGACCAGCAGCGAGATCTCAGTCAAAACGGGCACTAGTCCGAGAGGTCACGCTGTTATTAAGACGCAAGGTGGCAAACGTCTTCCTGCACATCCGGATGCTGTTGCAGCAAAGCGTGTTGAACAGCAACTGAAATCGAGTGGGCATCATTCTCTTTCCAATGAGCAATTGCAAACATATGCCAATAGGAAAGAACTAGAAAATCGCGTATCTCGTGTAACGCCACCGAGCGACCTCAAAAGAGTGGTGAAAGGTGCTAAGCATGTTTCATCATTTCTTCGATCTCCTGAAGGTCGAACTACAGTCTCTCTGGCTAAGAAAGGTGTCAAGAGCAAACCCGTCAGACGACATCTTGTTCGACTGGGTGTCACAGCCGCCACAGCTCTTGCATGAAAGGGGGTTAGCGTATGGGTTTGTCTAATACGGCAACACCGATCTACTATGGTCGATTCCGTGAAGCAGTTCTGTCTGGAGAGATTCCAGTCAATCGCGAGATCTCCATGGAGATGAACCGGATAGATGCACTCATCGCTAACCCTCAAATTTTCTATGATGACATAGCCGTTGAAGGCTTCATTCAGTTCTGCGAAAAGGAGTTGACACTTACTGATGGATCGGATTTACATCTTCTGGACACGTTCAAGCTCTGGTCAGAGCAGGTTTTTGGTTGGTACTACTTCGTTGAGCGAAGTGTATATGTTCCTACCAAAGATAATCATGGAGGACACTATGAACACAGAACTGTCAAGAAGCGATTGATCCTGAAACAGTATTTGATTGTTGCTCGTGGTGCTGCCAAGTCCATGTATGCATCGATGATTCAGAATTACTTTCTGAACGTTGATACATCGACTACTCATCAGATTACCACGGCTCCAACTATGAAACAGGCTGACGAAGTCATGTCACCTATTCGCACCGCTATCACACGCGCACGCGGACCTTTGTTCAGGTTTCTCACCGAGGGATCTCTTCAAAACACTACAGGCTCTAGGGTCAATCGAGTCAAACTTGCATCGACCAAGAAGGGCATCGAGAACTTTCTCACCGGATCGTTGCTTGAAGTTCGTCCGATGGCTATCAATAAGTTGCAGGGGCTTCGACCTAAGATCTCGACAATCGACGAATGGCTGTCGGGTGATCTTCGAGAGGACGTTGTAGGGGCAGTTGAACAGGGAGCTTCGAAATTAGAAGACTATCTGATTGTAGCTATTAGTTCGGAAGGGACTGTTCGAGCTGGTTCGGGCGACACAATCAAAATGGAGCTAGCTGACATCCTCAAGGGAGAGTATCTTGCGCCGCACGTTTCGATCTGGCATTACAAACTTGACGAGCTTGAAGAAGTTGCCGATCCAGGTACGTGGGTGAAAGCTAATCCGAATCTCGGGGCGACGGTGAGTTATGAAACGTATCACCTTGATGTGGAACGGGCCGAAAAGGCTCCAGCAAGTCGAAATGACATTCTTGCTAAGCGGTTTGGAATTCCTATGGAGGGCTATACCTACTTCTTCACCTATGAAGAAACTATTCCACATCGTACTCGCGAGTTCTGGCAACTTCCCTGTGCTCTTGGAGCGGATCTCTCACAAGGTGACGACTTCTGCGCTTTCACCTTTCTCTTTCCGCTTGGCAGAGAAAGATTTGGGATTAAGACTAGAAGCTATATCACAGAACGTACACTCATGATGTTGCCGGGAGCCATGCGCACGAAGTACGAAGAGTTTATTGTAGAGGGTGCGCTTCATGTCATGCCGGGAACTGTTTTGGACATGATGGAAGTTTACGAAGATCTTGATGCGTTCATTATAACATCTGAATATGACGTTCGTTGTCTTGGTTTCGATCCGTACAACGCGAAGGAATTTGTTGCTCGCTGGGAGGCAGAGAATGGATCGTTTGGAATTGAGAAAGTAATTCAAGGGGCTAAAACTGAATCAGTTCCTTTGGGAGAGATCAAGAAGTTAAGTGAAGATCGACTTCTCATCTTTGATCAGGGATTGATGTCCTTTGCTATGGGTAATGCAATCACGTTAGAGGATACTAACGGAAACCGTAAGCTTCTTAAGAAGAGACAAGACGAGAAAATCGATAACGTTGCTGCTTTGATGGATGCATACATCGCATACAAGGCGAACAAGGAGGCTTTCGAGTGAGGTGCCCTATTGAAAAGCCGGGCACACCATCTGAATTAGTGCATCATGGTGTTAAGGGTATGAAGTGGGGAGAGAGAAAAGCAGCACCAAGCGCTAGTGATATTCATAGAGCAAGAGCTCGTTCACAGTTGCAAAAAACGAATGCTCTCACTGAGAAAGATAGAAAAAAACGTGTTGCTTTGATCGATGCATACAATAATCATCCAGATCGAGCAGTTGCGTTGCGATATACAAGAGGTGAGAAAGCTGTTTTAGGAATCTTAGCAGCTAGCGGCGTTGCAACTATTCCAATTGGTGTTATTTCAACAGCTCGAGTTGTATCACGTAAGAGACTTGAACGAAAATTGAATGCTGCTTAAAGCGTGAAAGGAGGTGAAATTCGTTGGGTTTTGGTGCATATTTGAAACACGCCTGGAATGTCTTTACGAATCTGGAAGATGATACGAAAGTTTATACTAGTGACATTGGTTCGGGTTACTCATATCGACCGGATCGTGTAAGGCTTCGAATTCCCAATGAGCGCTCGATCATTTCATCGATTTTTACGCGTCTTGCTATCGATTGTGCTGGAATCGACATGCGTCATATTCGTAATGATGATCAGGATCGATATTTGGAGGACATGGATAGCGGTCTAAACAATTGTTTGACGATCGAAGCTAACATTGATCAAGCAGCACAAGCTTTTCGTATTGATCTGGCACTTACTTTGTTTGACAAAGGTGTTGCTGTAATTGTTCCGATCGATACATCAGTGGATCCTGGAAACACTGTTGGTGGATATGATATTTTGACCATGAGAGTCGGCGAGGTCATTCAATGGTATCCGCATCATGTTCAAGTTTGGTTGTATAACGAGAAGCTGGGAATCCGCCAACAAATTACGCTTCATAAGTCTACGGTTGCCATCGTTGAGAACCCGTTGTACTCGGTAATGAACGAACCAAATTCCACGCTTCAGCGTTTGATCTACAAGCTGAACATGTTGGACGCCATCGATGAGCAATCTGCTTCTGGAAAACTTGATCTTATCATTCAGCTTCCTTACGTGATCAAATCCGAAGCTCGTCGTCAACAAGCTGAGCAACGACGCAAAGACATCGAGTTTCAGCTCAAGGGTAGCCAATATGGTATTGCCTATACGGATGGAACCGAAAGAATCACTCAGCTGAACCGTCCGGCTGAGAACAATCTTATGGATCAGATCACCTTCTTGACTTCGATGTTCTACAGCCAATTGGGTTTGACCGATGAGATCATGAATGGTACAGCCAATGAAC